AATTAAATCAGCTATCAATGGAAAAAATACTCAAACTGCATCTAATGTTACTGGACTTACGTTTAATATTTATGAACCATATGGCTTTTCTTTTATTACTAAACTAAAAAGAGCAAGTGATGCATTAAGAAAAAATAGTAAATTAAAAAACTACGATAAATCGGCTAATGCAAGTAGACAGTTTTTTGTTTTAGGTATACGTTTTCAGGGTTATGACAAAAATGGAAATATTGCAAATGCAAGTGAAGTATTTGCTAGTGATACACTTAATACTAGTCCTGATGCTAGTGGTGTATATGAAAGATTCTATGATATTGTATTGACCTCAATGAAGTTTAAAATCAATGGTGGTGCTACAACTTATAATATAACAGCTAGCGTTATATCTACTAATGTGGGAATGGGTATTGCTAGAGGAACAGCGGACAATAAAGTACCAATTGTTGCCGGAACTGTTAAAGAAGCATTAGATGGTGAAGGTGATGGTATTACTAGTTTACTAAAAACATTAAATGAAAATCAACAAACACTAAAAACACAAGGTTCAGTTGAAATACCAAACGTTTACAAAGTTAGATTTATAGGGGATACCAGTCTCATACAAAATGCAAGTCTTGTTAGTAAAGCAGACCCTGATAGAAAAAAACAACCAATGAGTCGGGCAGATAACTCAAATGAAGTAACTGAAGGGACAAGTGTTAAATCGGTACCTGATACTACTAAAAGATTAATTCAAATTGATAAAGGTACACCTATTCCTCAAGCTATTAATAATATTATTAAGCAAAGTTCATATATGGAAGATGCGCTTAAAGTTATATTTGTTGCTAGTGAAGAACCTGACCCTGATACGAACAGTCCAGAAGTTGTTACAAAGAAAGATATACCACCAATTAAATGGTATAATTTGAGTACTGAAATTAAAACATTAGGATTTGATACTAAGGTAGGTGATTTTGCATATGAGATTACATATGTTATTCAACCATATGAGACACCGGCTGCATCTTCACCTTATACAAAATCTAGTAAGTATTATGGCCCGCATAAACGATATGAATATTGGTTCACTGGTAAAAATAGTGAGATAATATCATACGAACAAACAATGGACAATAGTTATTTTAACGTTGCATTAACTCCTAACGGTGATCCAGCAAGTCAAGGTGGTGGGGCAAATATACCTACATATCCAAACAAAAAGCAAAACCAAGACAGTACAGGTAAATTAGATGTGGGTATGGAAGCACAAAATGCATATATGACTAGCTTGTATGATCCGGGTGCATATGCTAAAGCCAAAGTTGTTATATTAGGTGATCCTGATTATCTAGCACAAGAAACACCTTCAAGTATTAACCAAGTCTATAATCAATTCTATGGTAGTGATGGATTTACTATTAATCCAAATGGTGGACAAGTGTTTATCGAAATTGATTTTAAGGAAGCCATTGACTATAAGAATAGTGATGGATTATTAAGCATCAATGAATCTATATACTTTTGGAATTACCCTGCCGCAGTAGCTAATAAGATTAAAGGTATTAGCTATATGGTTATTGACATAGACCATAATTTTAGAGGTGGTAAGTTTGAGCAAACAATAAATTGTTGTATCAATGATTTCCCTGGCGTAGTAGGAACACCTGCCGCGGCACTTGGTGGAAGAGCAAATATAACAGATGCGGCTGCCGCAAGAACTGGTGTAGCATTAACTACTGAAACTGCTGCCAATGCAAGGGCAACATTTGCGGCAAATGATCCTAGAAGAATAGACCTGTCAAGCTCTGATGTTAGAACAAGTACAAGTGAAGGAGGAGTTGGTGCAACACCAAGTAGTGGAAGTAGCACCTCGGCATCAACTGGGTTTACGCAAGATGATGCAACTGGTGTAGATGAGGCAGTCGCTCTCCAAGCATCAATTCAACTGGCAGAAAATTTATCATATGACTATGCCGATACTCCAACTACAACTACAACAGAAAGCACAAATCAAGGTGTAGCAAATGACGATAGCGTTCAAAGTGCAGGTAAAACACAAAATGGTATTGTTAACTCGCAAAATCCGGACGCAGGTAGAGAAACACAGGACACAACATTACTTACTGGTTCAAGACCAGGTGAAGGTGCATAATGGCAAATAATATCTTTAAACCCAAAGGCGCAACAAGCAACAACAAACTAGGTGCAGGTGGTGCAGTAGTTAGTCCGGTACCTTTATTTGGAGTAGTAAAAGATAATATCGACCCTATACGTTCAGGTAGATTACGTGTATATCTCAGTGATATGGGCGGTACAGATCCAGATGATGCCAACAGTTGGGTAACAGTTAACTATATGACTTCATTATATGGATTGACTGAAGGTACAGGAGATAAGACAGGATACGGAACATATTTACAAAATCCAATTAGTTATGGTGTGTGGAGTAGCCCGCCGGATATAGGCACAACTGTTATATGTATTTTTATCAATGGTGACCCTAATTATGGATATTGGATTGGTTGTGTACCAGAACCAGAAGCACTGTATATGGTGCCAGCTAACGGATCAACTGAAACTGCTGTATTAAATCCTAGTGAAGCAAATAGTTACGGTGGTGCAAAGAAACTTCCAGTAACTAACATCAATACTAATAATGATGCAATCAATAATAGTCCTGCTTTTTATAATGAACCTAAACCAGTTAACAGTTATCTTGCAGGCGTATTAAATCAACAAGGTTTAATAAGAGATACAATACGTGGTACTATAGGAACTAGTAGTCAACGTGAAAGTCCTAGTCGTGTTGGTTGGGGAGTTAATACTCCCGGTAGACCTATCTATGAAGGTGGCTTCACAGATGAAACGATTGCAGATGCCGCAACTGGAACAGGACAACAAAGTAGTTTAAAAATAACCTCACGTAGAGTTGGTCACAGTATTGTAATGGATGACGGTGACTTATTAGGCAGAGACCAATTAGTAAGATTGCGTAGTAGTTTAGGACATCAAATATTAATGAGTGATGATGGACAATGCTTATTCATCATTCACGCTAACGGACAAAGTTGGATAGAGTTAGGTAAAGAAGGTACAATTGATATGTACGCTACTAACTCAGTTAACATTAGAACACAGGGTGATTTAAACCTACACGCTGATAATAACATCAACATTAATGCTAAAAAAGATTTAAAAATCTCAGCAGAAAATATCAATATTGAAACTGATAATAAAATGGAAATCAAAGTAGGGACAGATTTCTCAACCTATACTTTAGGCAAGTATACATTAAAAACTGATTATCAAATGAGTTTTAAATCTTCAGGAGAAGCTAGTTTTGCAAGTCAAAGTGCAACATATATTAATGGTAGTAAGATTAATTTAAATACAGGTTCATCGGGTACAGTTCCTCAGGTAGTTAAACCACTTACAAGAGTAGCACATACTGATACACTATATGACGCTACAAAAGGATGGGCGGCTGCACCCGGTGCATTGATAAGCATTGTAAGTAGAGCACCTGCACACAGTCCGTGGGCTAGTGCAAATCAAGGTGTTGATGTAAAAGTAGATAACAACGCTAGTGCAAACTTCCCAAGCGCACCTTCATCGGCTGTTGCAGCCGCAAATGCTTCTGTACCAAGTACACCCAATGCACCAGTTGCACCTAGTGTAGCATCAACAGTACCTGTTACCGGTGCAATCAGTAAAGCATTAGATAAAAATACTACGACTGGTATGGTTGGTCAAGTTGCAACAATGGCTCAGACAGGCAAAGCCGCTGCCGCAGTTAAATTGGGAGCAGGGGTAGTAGACGGTACCGCAGTCATAGGAAAGATGGCACAATCACCGCAACAATTAGAAAAGGCTGGTGTAATTAAACCGGGATCAGCCGCATTAGTTACTTCATTGATTAGCTCAGGAAAAACAATTGAACAATCAATGCCCCCGGCTATCTTTGCAGGATTGCCTGGTGCAGAAAATATAGCAAATTATATTAATAATCCTACAGCACAAGTTAAAGCACAAGTTTCTAATTTACAACAAGCACAAACACAACTTACACAAGCGGGTGTTATAACAGGTAACGAAGCATCTGGTCAAATTGCAGGACTAGTTACTGCTACTGCCAGTGTTGGTTTAGCAAGCACTGTTAACTATTTAAAGACAGCATCAGGTGCATTAACTGGTGGAGGAGTTTCTGGAATAGTAGGTAGGGCAGGTGGTGCAGTCAACACAATGTTAGGTAGTGTAACCGGTGCAATATCTTCTGGTAATTTTGCAGCCAACTTAACTTCAGTCGTAACAGGTGGATTAGGTTCTATAGCAACGTCATTAGGTGGGTTAACAAAATTAGGCGGCGGCCTAAGTGGATTATTAGATAGTGCTAAAGGTGTTGCTGGTAGTGCGTTTGCCGCAATTACTAAAGGATTCCCAACTCTTAAAGCAGGTGTACCGCAAAACTTAAAACAAATTGCTGATAAAGCAACAGCAGAAGTGCAAGCATCTGGTACAGAAGCAAGTGATGTAGCAGGAGTATTAAAAACAGCCGCCGCAACTTCAGGAATAGATGCCGCTAGCATTGCCTCAGGTGTAGCTTCATCAGCCACTAATGGATTGGCAAGTGTTACAAGTGCCGTTACTACCGGTTTAGGAGCATCTACTAATTTAGTATCAGCCGCAGAAAATGCAGTAAGTGCAGTTAGAGCAACACTACCAGCAAGTGCGTCAACTGGACTAAGTGGATTACCCGGAGCACAAAGTGCAGTATCAAATATAATAGATAACGCCAAAGGTGCGGTAAATTCTATACCTGGAGCAGGAAATATCACCGGAGCTATATCACAAGTTACTTCTTCTATTAGCACAGGTAGTTTAACTGGTGGTGCAAGCACTTTAATAAACAAACTAAAACTACCCGGTGCATCATTACAAGCATTAGCAAGTGTTGGACTAAGCCCTGCATTGGCAGCAAAGCTTAATTCTTCAATAGCGTCATTAAGTTCAGGTGGTGCAGTACCAATAACATTACCTACAGTAGGTGCTAATACCGATGCTACACGTACGGCTTTATCAACACAGTTAGCTAGTGTATTTGGTAGCAATAAGATTCAAGTACCTAATTATAGTGGTAATCCTGCAACGACCGGAGAAACTGCAGGAACACAAGCACTTGCTAACAAGGCAGAAGAACAGAGAGAATTAACCGAAAAAGTGTTTGCTAAAGTTGCAGAAGTCAGAGAGGCTAGACTAGCATTCACCAAAGCTAAAAATGAACTTCCAGCCGGTGATCCACAGATTAATGAATTAAGAAACAAATGGCTTGCGTTGTCGGATGAATTGGCTGCTCTAAATACAGTAGCATAAATATTGTATAGGATAAAATATGCCAACATATATAGGATTCTCGACAATTGGGGCTAATGAGCCAAAAACAACTAACGCTAGTACAGGTATTGACGGGGGTACGGGTGGGGTACTACAGCCAACTATCCCGGGTAAAAAGTATCGTTTGGTAGATGAAGCATTAGTAGTCAGAGACTTTATCAATGCGTTAAACATTCAACAAGGACAAAAAGTTGGTAATCCTGGATATGGTTCTATTATTTGGAGCTTTATTTTTGAACCAAATGATGCTCAAACTCAGTTTAGACTTGAAAATGAAATTCGCAGGATCGCTAATGGTGATCCTAGATTGATTATCAATACAGTAAAGAGTTATCCTCAAGAAAATGGCATACTACTTGAAGTAGAATTAGCTATTGCCCCTTTCAATAATGCTGAAATATTAAACGTTTTCTTTAATAACTTAACCAACACAGCTACATTACAATAACAAAACCGTGGTTTTCCATTAAGATAAATACTTAAAAGAGAATAACTATGGCAACATCATCCCGACAATCAGCAATATTTGGTGTTCAGAATTGGCAACAAATCTACCAAACCTTTCGTGAAGCCGATTTTAAAAGCTACGATTATGAAACCCTACGTAAGAGCTTTATAGATTATTTGCGAGTATACTATCCTGAAACCTTCAATGATTACATTGAATCCAGTGAATTTATTGCATTGTTAGATGTTATTGCTTTTATGGGCCAAGGTCTTGCGTTCCGTAATGACTTAAACACACGTGAGAACTTTATTGATACGGCTGAACGTAGAGACAGTGTTATCAAATTAGCTAACTTGGTTAGCTACAATCCAAAAAGAAACATAGCAGGTCAAGGATATCTTAAAGTTACTAGTATTAGTACGACTGAAAATATCACAGACATTAATGGTATCAATTTAAGTAACCAAACAATTCTTTGGAATGACCCTGCAAATTCTAATTTTTTAGAACAGTTTAACACAATTATCAATAGCACATTAATCAACAGTCAACGTGTTGGACGCCCTGGAAATAGCCAAGATTTATTAGGTGTAAAGACAGACGAATACAGCATTAACATTCCCCCTGCCAGTTTGCCTATCGTACCATTTACTAGTACAGTAGATACAATTAATATGAATTTTGAATTAGTTAGTGCAACTAGCTTAGATGAAGATTATGTGTATGAGATTCCACCCGCACCAAGTGGTAAAATGAATATGATGTATCGTAACGATAGATTAGGTTACGGTAGCCCAAATACAGGTTTCTTCTTTTATTTTAAACAAGGAACATTACAAAGTTATGATTTTAATTTAGAACAACAAATTAGTAATCAAGTAGTGGATATTGATATTCAAGGTGTCAATAACACAGACACTTGGTTGTATCAACTAAATGCTAGCAATGGTGGTAGAACACTTTGGAGATTAGTAGACAGCGTATATGCAAATGCATCACTACAAACTGAAACTAGTTATAAGAAAGTGTTTTCAGTTGTATCACGATTCAACGACCAAGTTAGTTACACTTTCGGTGATGGAGTATTTTCCGAAGCACCAGTTGGAACATTTAGAGCATATGTTCGTGCAGGTAATGCATTGACATATACTATTGACCAAACTGAAATGCAAGGAATACAGGTAACAATACAGTATATTAGCAGAGCAGGACGAACAGAAGCACTCACTATAGGATTAGCACTACAAACACCAAGTTCAACAGCGCAAGCCAGAGAATCATTAGCAAACATTAAACTACGTGCCCCTGCTCGATATTATACTCAGAACAGAATGGTTAATGGTGAAGATTATACAAATTTCCCATATACATTATACAGTTCAATTATTAAAAGTGCCGCTATTAATCGTAGTTCTATTGGGGTCTCTAAAAACTTAGACCTACTTGATCCTACCGGAAAATACTCCAGCACGAATTCATTTGCAAGTGACGGTGGTCTATACCAAAATAGTGATAACGGTAATTTGTTATTGACTATTACCAACACCGGCGATATCATTAAATTCTTAACAGACAATTTAGCGTTAGCATTGGCTGATAATAGAGCAAAACAATATTACCTACAAAACTATCCAAGATATGATATTGATACAGCTTCAGGCGATGGCACAGTATATTGGAACACAAGTACAGTAGATGCCAACAGTATTACTGGTTACTTCTATAATATTAATGGCTCAGCCAATACACCTATTGCGACTGGAACATACAACACGCATAATATGAAGTATGTTACTAAGAGTGCATTAATTAAAGTTACTGCACCAAACGGCGCATATTTTGATGAGAACAATCGATTAGTATATGGTATTGCAAGTGCAAGCGATACATTATTCTATTGGACTACTGTATTAAGTGTTATTGGTGATGGTTATAATAACGGTGAAGGTAATTTCAGCAACGGCTCAGGTCCAGTTACACTAAATGGATATATTCCCACTGGAGCAATTATCACACAGGTTATACCATCATTTGGTAATACACTTCCTACAGCAGTTATCAATGAATGTGTTATCAGAATGGAATTGAATCAAAGTTTCAGTTTATTATTTAACAACTCATTATTGATTACCCAAGATAGATGGAGCATCGATGCATACAATGCTACTGGGTGGTTTGTAAACTTTAATAGTGTAGGTAACAACAGATATCAAATTGCGTATAGATCATTGCGTTATTATTTTGGTAGTGTTGCTGATACACGCTTCTGGTATGAGAGTGGTAAATTAGTATATGACCCATTTACTGGTAAAATATTAGCCGACTTCGTTAAAGTATTACCTTCAAACACACAACCAAATAGTAACGCTCCATTATCAAGACCAGTACTAATGAATGTAATTGGACAAACTGTGGAGAGTGATGGTTACGTAAATGATTTTGAAGTTGAAGTAGCAAGTATAGATATAAACAACAATGAAATTGTTGTTGACCCTGACTTCTTTCAAACAGTAACTGGTTATGTAACTGGTTCTAGTAACACAGGTATATACACATTCTTTGAATTAATTGAAGATGCTGTTAATTTATCACGCTATCAATTAATTGCTACGAGTGATATAATATATCAA